CAACCATTTGAAGAAGTAACAAAATCAACAGTATAATCTACAAAACTACTTGTAATAACTTCGTTTAATATAAAACCCCAAGAATACCCTACGTTAAAATTACCACTACCACTAGTTTGCCTTGCTCTAAATTGTATTCTATATCTTGTTGAAGGATTAAAAACATTATGCTGATGTAAAGACCAATTATCTGCTGTAGAACTTATAGCACCATTAGCAATAATATTTCCTACTCCACCACTTATTGTACTACCATTTAATTTATCCCAATCACTATCTGTATCAAATGTGCCATTAGTAACTAACTCACTACCAAAAGTTTTAGCGGGTTTAACACTATTCAAAACGCCATCTTCATAAGCGGTTGGCGTTGTAATTATGGACGCTTTTTGAAATAAATTTGGCATATTAAAAAGAACAAGTTTGTAAATCTGTTAAAATTTCGGTTGTAGTTTTAACGTTTTCATAGTACGTTGATCGACTTTGCAATTGACTTAACAATTGACTTATTTCGTTTGGCGGATTTGTTGCCGGTAATTTTAAACCTAATCCTATCATAATTTATCGTAAATAACAAATTACTTTTCCACTTGCAACAGAAACGTCGTCAAAATTACCGTAAATAACTGTTCCGGCGCCTAACGCTAATGACGTGATTGAAGTATCACCGCCAATTGTGTCAATGTCACATGAAATTGTTGACGCTTCAACGGCTTGAATAGCGCAAAAACTTTCGCCCGCGGTTGAAGTTCCCGACGCTGCAATAATACGCAAACCTTTGTCGCCGAATGATAATTTGTGGAAATCGCTTGAATAATATAAATTTGAAGCCATAAACTTTTTTTTAGAATTTTAATATTTACAAAAATACAAAAATTAAAATATCTATTTTTTTAGTTTAACGCCCTTGACCTCTGTATCTTTTTTTGTAGTTTTTAGAGGATTTTAACTTTGAACTTTTGTTTTTTGAATGAATACCTTTGCGTTTCTTTTTTACGCGTTTATAAGTATTTATTTGAATTGATTTTTTTGCCATTATTTTTTCCAGGTTTTCACAATCTTTTCTGCTGAACGCGCGCCAAAGTAACCGCCGTAAACTAACAATAAAAGACTTGACAATAAATCAATCCATTGTGTCGCTATATTAAAGCCACCGATTGATGAATCTAAAATAATATATATAAACAACGTTAACGTTAAAAAAGCCAATACCAATGGCCTAATGTTTTTTGTCATAAATGAATCCGCCGCATTGTCTGACGTCCAACGCTTTGTGACTTCTTGCATTTCAATCATATCAAATTCCAATTCCATCAACAACATTTGTTTGTCAACTTCTGACAATTGCCCATCGGATTTGATTTTATCACTTAACAAATTTAAACTTTCAATTCCGGTAATGTTTCCCGCAATGTCTAACAATTCCGGCGCAACTTTTTTTCCGTTAGCCACCAACCAACGCAATGCGTCACCAACGCGCGTTGTTCCGTTTTTGTCTTTATATGATTGCTTTGCCATTTTTTATTTATCACTTATATATTGATATTCTTTTTTAGCGTCAAAACCTGGACATTGTTTTTTTGAAAAATTTCGATGTCCGTAAATTATTGAATTCGGAAATTTTGTTTTTAATTTAATTAGTAATTTTTCTAACGTTTCTTTTTGGTTTTCGTTTCGCGTATCTTTAACTTCTGACATATCTTTTGACATTCCGCCGGCATAAGCTATCCCAATACTATCTAAATTTTGTCCTTTTGTATGTGCGCCTTTACGTCTTAAAGGTCTGCATTCATATAAACAACCTTTTAAATCAATAAAATAATGATAGCCAATGTCTGACCAACCGCGTTCGTCAATATGCCATTTTTTTAAATCGTCTTTTGTAACCTCTCGACCTTGTGGCGTTGCGGTGCAATGAATTATTATTTTATTTATTGTTCTTGTCATTTGTGTTTTTATTTAGATAATACCAACGTTGTGCGGTATACCCGATTGAAACGGCCAATAATAATATTTTTAAAACTTCGTCGATTGCAGTAAACGAAACCATAAACGAAAACGTGTTAAGCATATATAGTTTAAAATCATTCATTTTTTAAAAACTTAAAACTGTTATAACAAAATCCTCAACAACCGCAGTTGCTCCGCTTTTATCAACTTTAACTTGAATCTTACAACCACCGGTTAATTCGCTTGTTCGTGTAAATATTTGCGTTGTTCTTGAATACCGGACCAAATCACCGTTTGACGCAATATTGTCGTGTGAAAATTCAATTGTTTTGCCTGTATCCGGAAAATATAAACGTGCATCTAAACGTGTATTTGCAGCGCCGGCCGTTACGTCAAAATCATTTCTTATTAATAAAACTTTATTAACGCCAACTTTTGATGTATCAATTTTGTTTGATGATGAATCCCATAAATCGCCAACAATATATGACGGTAAATGCGAATGTGTACCGGTTCCGGCTTTGTCGTTTGTTAAATCGGTCCATACGCCCGAAGTCAAATTTATTGGTGTTGCGCTTGTTGTTGCGTCCTCATAAAATGCAAACCCGCCTAATGTATCATAAATGTCATTTACGGACGTTTTAATCTCGTTTAAATCGGCGGCGGTCACTTTATTTATTGCCGGCAATGCTGACGTTTGGTTGTCTGTTTTATTTGAGTAGGTTATTTTTGCCATAGTTGTTTTTTAAGATTGTAAATCGTTTTGTAATTCAGATTGTAAACCGCCAATTGGTGTTGATTGTTCTATTTTATTTGATAATTCAATAATGGCGCGAAAATATGTAAAATCAGACAAATCGTCTTGTAAGTATTTAACGCCTTCGTTTACGCTTGTATATACATTAAAACCGTTTGCGCTTAAATCAATATAATTCGCTGAACGTGTTCGCAATTTTTCTAAACATTGTGAAACCATTAAATTAGAATTTAATTCGCCGCCACTATCGGAAACAAAACGCGTCACACATTCAATTCGTGTGATTGTTTCCATTGTGAATGTACTTTGGTTTTGATCCGTTTCGTCGTTTGAAACTGAATAAACACGAATAAATGGATAACTTGCATCAGTCGGAACACGCCCATAAATTGGAACTGCTGAACCGTCAATTATAATGTTTCCGTTTAATTTTGCAATGATTGCCTTGCGTACATAGTGAATCGCTTCTAACATTATTTTATTGCTTTTTTAATTTCGCCATTTAAGCGGTTCAACAAATTTTTAAATCCTATTCGCGCCGAACTAAAAAAGAACGGACGCGCCGGCAAATTAACCTCTCGAATGCCTTTGCCTTTGAATTGGGCCGCATAACTTGGCGGAATGCCTAATTCCGTCATATCGGTTAGATTAACGCGGCCACCGGTCCCAAATTCAACATAAGGCGCATAATGTGCTAATGCCACAACGTTGATTGATTTACCGCTTCGTTGTGCGCTAATTGAATTCCTTAAATCGCCATTGACATATCTTACCTCGCGTTTCGCCAACCTTACAATTTCCATTCCCGTTTTTCCTAATTCATTGGATAATGTTTTGGATTCAAACGCACGCATTTTGTCTAACTTATTTTTAAGTTTGTTCAAATCGCTTTGGTCAATTTTAAGGTTCACGTTCATTTATTCCGATTTTGTCGCCAATAGTTTTGTATAAAAATCCAAATCAAATTCGAATTTGTCGTTTATACGGTATTTTTTTGAATCATTTTCCAATGTAAATATGTCGCCTAACTGTATTAAATCAGCGGTGTTTTTACGCATTGTAATTTCGACTTGGACGTCTTGTTCGCGTTTGCCGAATTTGTCGTTTATTTCACCCTTTAATTGCGTTAAATGGCACCAAACCGTTGCAACGTCCGACAATGTTGAATTAAACCCGCCGAATTCGTCCGGTGTTTTAGATAAACGTTTAATTGTTATTTTAGAATCTAATTTTCCGGCGTTCATCATATAAACATTGATTTATAAGACGTTAAAATTGATTTAGTTGATGTTGGTATTTCTGAAACATTTCCAACCATAAAATCGGCGCGGTTGTCGTAATACGTCGAAATTAATTGCAACATTGATTGTTTAATCAACGCGTCATCAATTCCGGTTGTTATATATGTTATTTTAACGCGTTCGCCTGGACCTTGGTCTAATTCAATCGTTTCATTGTCTAAACCCAAAATCTCATAATCAGTTGTTGCGGTGCCGTCAATGGTTATTTCCTCAATACTTGCAATTGGACCAAATGGCACGTCAAAAATTCCGTTGGTTGAATCTAAATAATACGTTCTATTTTTCGGCACTATATCGCGCGATATATAATTTTCGCACCAAATGCGCGCTTGTGTAATCATAGCCGCAATAATATTGTCGTCGGCGCTTGTATCAATACGAACGTAATCCTTTACGTTTTGAGCCGTTAACAATTCATTTCCGGTTGTTGAATTAATCTTTATTTGTCGCATCGTCTTTTATTTCAATATA